CAACCCCCATCCTGGGGATCTGAAGCACATGATCGAGATCGGCTACACCGTCAACGAGGTAAATGCCAACGGCTACCCGGAGCCCAGGGACGTGGTGCTCTGCCGGGTGTGGGCATCTGCCACGGACGCCGGTAACCAGCATTACCGCTCCGCCGATGTCATGAACACCGAGGCGGTGGTGAACTTCACGATCCGGTGGCGCTCCGATGTGAAGCCCGGCATGTGGGTGCGGTTCGAGGATGAGAAGTGGGACATTTCCACGCTGGGCGTGTACGGCTTTTCCCACAATTACCTCGGCCTGAAGGCCAGCATCGCAAAGGGCGTGAGCGGATGAAGCAGGTACAGGAAGCCCTCGCCAACATCGGCATCCCGGTCATGGCGGGCATCTGGCGGGCGACTACGGAGAGCCAAAACCCGCCACCTCAATACGTCGTGTACTCTTCTACCACCACGGAGGCAGAGCACTACGACGATCACGTTCGCGCTCTGCGCACCTATGTCTACCTGAACCTGTGGAGCGACTTCGACCCCACAGAGATGGCAGAGACCATCCGGCAGGCGATGTTCGGCTATGGCTTTGGGATGCTGGAGGAATCGGACAAGGGTTACAATCACCCCGCGTATGACCCGCCCACCAAGACCTACACGGTGCAGTGGACATGGGTGTGGTTTGAGGAGGTCGACTATGGCAGTTGAACTGACTGGCTTTTCTGAGCTCATCGCTGATCTGGCGGGCATGGCGGCTGACCTGGACAACGGTCCCGGCGTAGACCGGGCGCTGCAGGCCGGTGCCGTTCCCGTGGAGCAGCAGATGCTTGCCAATGCCTCCAGCGACCCGAAGATCATCACCGGCGCTCTCCACGGCTCCATTCACACCTCTAAGGTGAAGGCCCGAGGCGGAGGCGGCAAGCAGGTGACCATAGGTGTTCATGTCAAGGAGAAGAGCGCCTACTACAGCAACCCGGTGGAGTACGGCCACGGAGGGCCGGGGCCCGCTCCGCCACACCCCTTTGTGCGCCCGGCATTCGACGCTCGGGCGGAGGACGCATACGGCGAGATTCGCCGTGTGCTGGAAGATGAAATATCCAAACGATCATGATTGAAGGAGGAGAGCATTATGCCTAATCCCGCTGCTTCCCCGACTGTTTCTTCTACAGTCGGCCTGAAGAACATGGTGATCGCTGAGCTGACCACCGATACCGAAGAGACCCTGACCTATGGCGACCTGCAGCTGGTGGCCGGTGCGATTGAGGCTTCCATCGAGCCCCAGAACGCTGATCCAGACGTGCAGTTCGCCGACGACATCGAGTTCGATGTCCTGTATCCCGATCCCGAGCTGACCTTCAAGACGAAGATGGCGGACATTCCGCTGACCATCCAGGAGAAGGTCTTCGGCAACAAGATCGACGACAATGGCGTGCTTATTCGCAGCGCTACCGACACACCGCCCTACTATGCGGTTGGCTTCATGTCCGAGAAGTCCAACCACAAATTCCGCTATGTGTGGCTGTTCAAGGTGCGGGCCAAGCCGGTCACCGAGAACTACTCCACCAAGGAGGGCACCAAGGTGACCCGGCAGACCGGAGAGATCGAATGGACGGCCATCAAGCGGACGCATGACGGCCAGTACCAGGCGGTTGCCGACGAGGGCGAGAACGGCTTTACGGCTGAGAAGGCTGCAACCTTCCTCCAGTCCGTGTACGAGCCGTCTTTCACGCCCGCCCCGTGATAATGTTTCTTTCGACAATGCTGCCGCAGGCTCCTGCCTGTGGCAGCGCACATTTTAGGAGGAATAACGCTTATGATTACCTGTAAGCTGGGCGATAAGACATATACCGTGGATTACATCACGGGCCGTGCCCTCCGGGAGATCGAACCGGCGGCGAAGATGTACACCCGAATCAGTGAAATCTCCGAGGCTGCTGTGAAGGGCGAAACTGTAGAGAACCCTGACGGTCTGACCATTCCCGATGCGCTGGACGTCATGATCCGCTGGTTCTGCCTGCTGTTCAACAACCAGTTCACCCCGGACGACGTGCTGGACAACTACCCCGTGGATCGCCTGATGCACGACATCGTCATAGCGCTGTTCGCGGTGCAGGCGCAGACCACGGATGTGCTGGCCAGTTTCCCTACGACGGCAGCGGAGGACTGACACCCCCGGATGGCGACAGGCTTACGCTGCAGGATTTCATTTACTCAACCTACAACTCCCTGCTGGACGCCGGTTGGCGCATGCAGGAGATCGACCAGATGGATATGCTCGGCTTTTTAAAGGTGCGGGCATGGAACTCCAACCGAGCGAAGGACAAGGCAGAACCGAAACAGAGATTCATCGACGAGGTGTGGCCAGGGCTGAAACCGTGAGAAAGGGCATTTCTTATGGAAAATGTCTTTTCTCATGGCTTTTCATGTGGTATACTGGATGCAGAAACAGGTACTCAACTCGGAATTTGAAGAAGGGAAAAAATGAAAGCTGTAAATACGCCTTCCCGCGCCAGAAGGATCATTGGTGACATTCTGCTTGTGCTGGCCATTCTTCTCTTTGCTGACGTGGTTATCGTCATGCTCCATAAAATCAATGCCGTTGTCCTGAAAGCGGATTATCAGGATGTTTTTCAATACCAGGTCATCCTTTGCACGATCCTGCTGCTGTTCGCGCTTGATATCCGTTTCAGTCTCTTTACCCGGTGGAAACCCACTGCCGTTCGGATTGCCGGCTGGGCTTTGCGCGTTATCGTTGTTGTTCTCACCGTGGTGATCCTATTCTTCTGCGGAAAGGTGATCTGCGGCAGCATGATAAATAATGCGGGCCAGGCAGATCATGCAATCGTACTTGGACTGGCGCTGGAAAACGGAAAACCGACAGACGATCTGTTGGCAAGACTGAACACCGCCCAAACGTATCTGGAAAAATACCCGGAAGCACAGTTGATTCTGACCGGGGGCAACGCGGATGACGTTTCAGGTCGCACGGAAGCAGCCGTCATGCGCGATATTCTGATTGACCGTGGGGTGACGGAAGATCGGATGATTCTGGAGGATCAGGCGGCAAGCACCAAAGACAATTTCCGGAACACAGCGCAGATTATTGACCCCGATCGACCTGTCGTATTGATCAGCAGCAACTATCACATGGACAGGGCTGTTCAGACGGCAAAGCGCACGGGATTTTCAGATATCCTGCGACTGCCCGCACCGTCATCGTTCCTTAGCTATGGTGCCAATGTCATGTCCGAAGTCGTTCTGGAATTGAATGAGTTAACGCTCAAACAGTAAGGAAATCGTGCAAATTCCAGTTTTCCGAGATGTATAAATCGACCTGCGTCGCGTTAGCGGCGCATTTTTAATGCTCAAAATAGGTGGTGAATCCTCATGGCAGAAGTCCTGCGCGACCTCGTGGTATCGCTGTCCCTGAAGACGGACAACTTCTCCAGAAATATCAACAGCATCAACCGCCAGATCCGCGAGGCGGAGAGCGCCTTCAGGCTGGCCGGGACTGGTATTGACAACTTCGGTAATACCACGGCGGGCATGTCGAGCAGGCTGTCCATGCTTCAGACCAATCTGGGGCATCAACGGGATGCTGTGGGTCAGTGGGAACGCGCTCTGGCCACCGCCAATGCCCGCCTTCAGGAGAGTCATGCCAGGTATGCTGATTATTCCGGCAGGCTGGAAGAAGCCCGGCAGAGACACCAAGCCCTGGGTGATGAGCTCAAGGTTCAGGAGGGCTATCTGCAGGAGATCGCCGACGCATGCGGTACGGACTGCAATGCGTACAAGGAAGCATCCGAGGCCCTGGAACCCCTGCGGGCAGAATACGCCGCCAGCGGTGAAGAAGTCAAGAAGCTCGAAGGCCAGTGCACCTCCCTGCAGCGGGCCATGCAGCGCGACGCGGACGCCGTCTCTCGGGCACAAACCGAGCTCAATAATGCCCGGGCCACGGTACGCGAGACGGAAGCGGAAATCCGAAGGCTCACACAGCAGTTGCAGATCTCCCGCTCCGCCTGGACACAGGCGGGCGCTGCCCTGACGGCATTTTCCACCAAGCTGACGGCCATCGGCAAGAGCGCTACCGCGCTGGGACGTCGCATGACCGTCATGATCACCACGCCAATCGTGGCGATGGGCAAGAAGATCGTGCAGGCCAGC